CATTATCAGTTCCAGTTCCAGATGAGAAAGCTCGTCTAGAGAAATTCTACGATCTAATCAAGGACAGGAGTTACATTAAACGTTTGTCCGATGATGAATTTCGAGGTCAGACGGTTGATTCAATTTCTGAAAACTACCCTTGGCATGATCTTAGCCTTGATCAATTGAAATCACTCCTTAAACAACCACAATCAACATTCAATCAAATCCCTTTTCCAAACACCCCATACAACATCATACAAAACAAAGATCCACTCGATCACTGGGTCGCTACATCCATGAAAGAATGGTCTCGTGAACTTTACGATTCATGTAAAGGTTACAATAAACTAGCACGCTTAGGCCGCGCTTTTCCTTTTTTAGCTAAATTCTCAAAACCATTAGTTACTAGAAAGAACATTTTATCTTCCCCTAAGTATATTTGGGCATATCAATCAGCTTTAAGTCGATTCAAACAGTTAATGTCTAAATGCAAAGCCGAAACTTTGACAGTTCCGGACATGATGAAACAAATACCTGGCAATACTGGTGCCGGTTATCCTTATTTTGGAAAGAAAAAATCCGAAGTTTGGTCTGAAGTCCACAAAAAATCTATCACCACTTACTTTGACTTAATCAAAGGAAAGAAAAAAGATTACCACCCGTGTATATTGGCTCTCCGTGGGCATTTATCACCTATAGAACAGAATAAAACAAGATCCATATGGATTGTTCCTTTTGAAACCATTGTTATGGAAAACGTCGTTTTTAGAAATATCTATGATTACGTTTACGAACATCTTGCAAACACTATCCTTACTGGAAAGAAAACTTTATCCAGACTTAGGCAGTATTTAAATTCGCACTCCGACAAGGATTTTATTAACCTTGATTATTCCGGATGGGATGCATACCGTTCTCGTTTCGTTGTTATAGACGTTTTCGACGTATTTAAGGAAAGAATTCAGTTTAAGAATTACAGTTTCGGTTCCGAAGTTGGAATTTTTTATTATGTGCGTAAGGCATTTTTGAATTCTAAGTTACTTTTACCAGATGGTAGTTGTTTTATGAAACAATGTGGCACACCTAGTGGTAGTTTGTTGACGGCTTTAATTAATTCATCGAAGAATTTTGTTTGTTTGACAACAGTTCTAATTGCGTTAGACTATGACCGTTGTGTGGTTGACTTGCGCGTTTTGGGCGATGACGCTAGTTTTTACAGTGGAGC